TACATGATTGGCGCATTATCAAAAGGCGAATATAGCCTAGTAGCACCAGTAATTGAGAAGATTAAAATTCAAGCTATTCCACAGGCTCATGCCATGTTGCAAGCTGAAGCAGATGCAAAAGCTCAAGAATTAGTAGAGAATAGCGAAAAGACTACTGAAGAAACAAAATGAGCGAAACAGCAAATCCTGTAGGCAGACCAACTGCATACGATCCTTCCTTTTGTGAGAAGGCTATTGAGCTTGGAACTAAGGGTAAATCCCTAGAACAGATTTCAGGCGCATTAGGTATTACTTACAGGACTTTGTGCCGTTGGAGAGATGAATACGAAGAATTTTGTCATGCCTTGGAGGAAGCCAAGATCCGAGAGATGATTTGGTGGGAAGAACACGCACAGGCTTACCTTGTAGAGCATAAGGATGGGGAAAAGCTGAATGTTGGTCTATGGTCTAGATCAATGGCTGCTCGCTTCCCCAAGAAGTATTCAGAGCGTATTAAGCAAGAGCTAACTGGAGCAGAAGGCGCTCCTTTGCTTAAAGGTGTAGAAATAACCTTTGTTGAGCCTAATGCAAATCGATCAGAAGATTAAAGATGCAGTTTCTAGGATAAGGTTTCCTAAGAAATTCGAGGCATTATTTAAGCCTGAAAGAGTTCGTTACAGAATATTCTATGGTGGTCGTGGCGGTGCAAAGTCTTGGTGCTTTGCTAGAGCTTTACTGGCTAAAGGAACTAAAGATCCATTGCGTATCCTATGCGCCAGGGAATTTCAGACATCCATCAAAGACTCAGTTCATAAGCTCCTATCAGACCAAATCTATGAATTGGGCATGGAGTCATTCTATGAGATTACTCAGACTTCAATCCGAGGCATTAATGGCACAGAGTTCATCTTTGTGGGCATCAAGAACAATACAAACAATGTGAAGTCTATCGAAGGTATTGATATTTGCTGGGTGGAAGAAGCACAGTCAGTATCTGCTAACAGTTGGAATGTCCTGATTCCGACTATTCGTAAGCAAGACTCAGAGATTTGGGTAAGTTTTAACCCTGAACTGCCTACAGATGACACATGGAAGCGGTTTGTGGAGAATCCTCCTGAGAGTTCAGTTGTCGTAAAGGTGAACTGGAATGACAATCCTTGGTTTCCTGATACCCTTAATTTAGAGCGTTTATCCCTAAAACAAAGGGACATGGCTGCTTATAACAATGTATGGGAAGGTGCAACTCGCAACACCATTGATGGTGCTATCTTTGCTAAAGAGATGGAAATGGCTGAGTTAGAAGGTAGGATTACAACTGTTCCTTATGACTCAAGCAAGCCAGTTCATGCTGTTTTCGACTTGGGATGGGCCGACAATACTGCCTGTTGGATCATCCAATTTGTAGGCTTTGAGATTAGGGTATTGCGTTACTTTGAAGATAACCAAAAGACAATTCAGCATTACTTGGCATTGATGCAGACCTTTGGATATATGTATGACACGATTTGGCTACCCCATGATGCTGCTGCAAAGTCGCTAGGAACAGGCAAATCCATTGAAGAAATTGTCAGAGCAACTGGTATGAAAGTTCAAATCCTTGATAGAGTTCCAGTTACAGACTCAATCAACGCTGCAAGAACTATATTTAATCGTTGTTATTTTGATAGAAAAAATACAGAAGAAGGTTTAAACTGCTTACGACATTATCGCTATGATGTTGATGAGCATGGGACTTTTAGCCAAAAGCCTCTCCATGATATTTATTCGCATGGCGCTGATGCTTGGCGGTATATAGGATTAATGGTGAATGAGCCTAAAAAGCGGAAACCAGTTAAACAAAATTATGCCTTGGGTGGCAGTTGGATGGGATAAATATGGCAGATTATCAAGATCAGGATTCAAGCGAAGATAGCAGAATCAATGATGCAAAGAAGTTTTTAAACCTTTGCAATGATGTTGATTCCAACAACAGAGCCGAGGCTCTAGACGATGTCCGCTTTTGTGCTGGAGATCAATGGCCTGTAGATGTGCAGAATAGCCGAGTTCTTGAATCTAGACCATGTTTGACGATTAACAAGGTCGATGCCTATGTTCGTCAAATCTGCAACCAAATCAGACAACAAAGACCTAGAATCAAAGTCCAAGGCATGAATAATGAGGCTGATGCCAAATTAGCCGAGATTCTAAGCGGTGTTTGCCGACATATTGAATACCAATCTTCTGCTGATGTGGCTTACGATACAGCCTCTGAATACGCAGTTAAGATGGGATGGGGTTATTTCAGAGTAACTACAGACTACATTTCTGATGATTCATTTGAGCAAGAAATTTTCATTAGACCAATTGATAACCCTTTCACAGTCTATTTCGATCCTAATTCACAGTTACCTGATGGCTCAGATGCAGAGCGTTGCCTGATTACAACAGTTGTGAGCAAGAAGCAGTTCAGGGCTATGTATCCAGGCAAGGATGATGGTCAAGGCTTTACAAGTCGTGGAACTGGTGACTCTGATGCAGAATGGGTAACTAAAGAAGATGTTCGCATTGCTGAATACTTCTACACAGTAAGAACTCCTGCAAAGCTAGTTCTTTTGTCAGATGGCACAAGCGTTTATGAAGATGAATTGCCAGCTCCTGAAGTATTGGAAGAAGCTGGAATTACCATTGTTGAGCGCAGAGATAGCTATAAGAAGCAAATCAAGTGGTGCAAAGTTACTGCAATGGAAGTCCTTGAAGAAGGCGATTGGGCTGGTAAATACATTCCAGTTATCCCTGTTTATGGTCAGACTGCCGTAATTGATGCCAAGCATAAGAAGTTTGGCTTGGTTCGCATGGCTAAAGATCCTCAAAGAATGTATAACTACTGGACAACGGCTTTGACCGAGTCAGTAGCTCTTGCTCCTAAAGCTAAGTGGTTGATGGCTGAAGGTCAGGATGAAGGACATGAAAATGAATGGGCGCAAGCTAACATCAAGGCTATGCCTGTTTTGCGTTACAAGCAGACAGATACAGAAGGCAGACCAGCTCAACCTCCTACTCGTTTGCAACCTGAACCTCCTCCTGCTGGTATTGTTACTGCAACTCAGGGAATGTCTAACGACTTGATGACTGTTGTAGGTATTTATGATCCAAGCCAGTTGCCACAAGGAAACATCTCAGGCAAAGCTATAGCTGGTCAGCAACAGCAAGTTGATATGGTGAACTTCCATTATTACGACAATTTGACTCGATCAATTGCCTATTGTGGTCGCATTATCCTAGACCTTATCCCTAAGATTTACGATACAGAGCGTGTAATGCGTATCATCGGAGCTGATGAAAAGCCTGAAATTATCACTTTAAATCAGCGTATTACCGATGAAGAAGGTGTTGAGAAGATTCTTAACGATGTTTCAGTTGGTCGTTACGATGTAGTGATGGATACCGGCCCAGGCTTTGCAACTAAGCGTGGCGAAGCAGTTGAAGCCATGATGACTTTACTTGCTGCTGATCCTAATTTGATGGCAACTGCTGGCGATTTAATCTTCCGCAACATGGACTTCCCAGGCGCTGAGATTATTGCGGATCGATTGGCTGCATCTAACCCATTGGCTCAAATTGATGAGAAATCAGACATTCCTCCACAAGTTCAGATGCAGTTGGCTCAATCACAAAAAGCCCTTCAAGAAGCTCAACAGCAAATTCAAACTCTTGCAATGGATCTCAAGTATGGTCAAACAGTTGCAGAAACTAAAGAGCGTGGCGCTACTGCTAGAACTCTTATGCAGACAACTGCTAAAGCCCATGATTCTGAGCTTAAATCTGAATCTATTGCAAATCAGGTCAATATGAAGGCTGTTACCTCTCAGAATAAGACTGAGATTGATGCCATTGTTAAGATGTTGATTGCTAATTTGGATACTTCAGCTCTCAAACAAGAGATTGACCGAAGAAATGAAGAACAATTTGCTTTTGCTCAACAATCTATTAATGATATTGATGAAGAACAGAACCCATTGATGAACCAACAGCCTCAACAAATGCCTCAACAGCCTATGGAGCAAGCTCCAATGGAACAGCAACCTCAACCCCCAATGCAAGGAATGTAATCATGCCAAGAGAAATAGTAACTTCAGAAAATCGTGCTGAATTTATGGAAAAGAAACTAGCTGAAAAGGCTGGTAAAAAGCCAAAGAAAAAAGCTGAAGTAAAAGAAATTAAAGAAGTTAAAGAGGTTAAAAAAGAAAAGCCTCATGGCATTTGGCATAGCGGAACAGATAAAATTCATTCTCACTTCCCTAGTGAAAAAGAAGCAATGGCTGCTTATCAGGCTTTAGGGCAAAAAATGTCAGACCATGCAATAGGTGAATTAAGCGCAAGAGAAATGAAAGAGCTTGGTTACAAATAATATTGTTTTAAATAAGATTTAGTGGTAAAAAAGAAGTGTGGTAAATCTACCAATGGATTCATTGGGTCAAATCTTGAGGAAAACTCATGGCAGAAGCACAAGCAGTAGAACAGCCAAGACAGGCTGGAAATGTTGTAACAAGTGAAAATTTAACCGAATGGACAATGGATCGTCTTGGTTTAGCTACCGAAGAAGCTCCTACTGAGGCTGAAACAGTTGAGGAAACTCCTGATTCAGAGCCTGTAGAAGAACAAGGTCAGAGTGAACACGATTTAGAAGCCGAAGGTAAAGCAACAGAGGAACGGAAACAAAATCCTAAACTCGAAAAGCGGTTTTCAGAGCTAACTAAGGCTCGTAAATTGGCAGAAGAAAACGCTGCCAAGGCACAAGCTGAAAAAGAAGCGTTGGAAGCTAGACTTAGGGAATATGAAGAAAGGGTTGCTCCTCAACAGCAACAAGTTGATGAGAATCCAGTCGGCAGAGAACCTAGACCTGATCAGTTTGATGATGCTTTTGAATATGCTAAAGCATTAGCAGAATGGTCAGCAGAGAAAGCGTTGTATGACAGGGATCAGCAAGAAGCTAATCGCAGAATTGAGGAACAAAGACAGAAAGTCCTAAAGACTTGGTCTGAGAAACTTGAAAAAGCAAAGCCAAATCTAGCTGATTTTGATGAAGTAATTGAATCTACCCAAGTTGTTGTGAGCAACGAAGTAAGAGATGCAATTATTGAGTCAGATGTAGGGCCTGAGATTCTTTATCATTTAGCTAGTCTAGATGGCGAAGAAGCTGAGAAATTCCAAGCATTGCCTGTAGCAAAAGCGCTTAGAGAGATTGGGAAATTGGAGGCTCGGTTTGAGAAGCAAGAGATTGCTGAAGAAACTGCCGTAAGAAGTAAGCCTGTTGTTCAGAAGTCAAAAGCGCCTGCTCCTCTCAGCCCATTAAAGGCTACTGGAAGCGCAATGGATACACCAATTGGCTCAGATGGTGAGTTTCATGGTTCATTCCAAGCGTGGAAAGCAGCTCGAAAAGCAGGGAAGATTAGGTAAACCCTAATTTCTTTTAAGGAAAAGAGAAAATGAGTAATACTTTATTAACCATTAGCAAGATCACTAATGAAGCATTGATGGTTCTAGAAAACGAACTAACATTCACTTCAGAAGTAGATCGTAATTATGATGACCAGTTCGCAGTTGTTGGCGCAAAAATCGGCAATACAGTCAATGTCCGCAGACCAGGTCGTTTCATCGGAACTACAGGCCCTGCATTGAATGTTGAAGATTTCAACGAAACTTCAGTTCCTGTAACTCTTTCAACTCAGTTCCATGTGGATACACAATTCACAACTCAAGACTTAGCTTTG